AGTAATTGTTCTTGTTCATTTCTCCATAGTTGGTCTCTTTCTGGGTGCAATGACCAATGAAGTCTAATAGTATTAAATTTATTTCTACCCTCTTCAGCTGCTACCCAGGTTTTGTGAAAGAAATTACCAGTTCCATTTGGTGTAGAAAGTATTATTGCTTTACCACCAGTTGCAAGTGTTTGTTGAGCGGATGCCCATATTTCGTCAATTTTATCAATAAATGCGGCTTCATCAATTACTAGTAATGATAGTGCTTCTGATCTACCTGCATCTCCAGAACTAGAAACTGCTTTGATTTGTGAACCATTTTTGAATCTTAGTGAGAGTTTATTATCTTCTGTAGTGGTGCCTTTTAACCAGCTTGGCAAATAATTATGCATTTCTCTAACCTTTGTTACAAGATTTTTTGCAACTTCCTGTTTTGTTGCAATTACAAGTACATTCTTATCTTCTTGAAATAGCATAAGCCAAAGAGAATATCCTGCAGATAGTGTAGATATACCTAACTGTCTGGATTTGAGTATAATATTATAATCATGAAGAGATAAATTGTCTAAACTAGTTTCTTGAAATGGATATAAATGAAACGGTATTCTACCCCTTGTTGGATGCTGAATTTGACAGTACTTTTTCATAAAGTACACAGGGTCTGCAGCGCATCTAGTATATTCGCTTTTTATTATTGACTTAAGAGATTGTTTTTGTCTCATATATATAAATATATATTTACAACAACAAAAAACCTAAAAAGGCTACTTCTTTGCACGTTTTTCAAAACTTCTACCACCAAAGTATGCACCTATAACCGTTATTAAAACTAATTGTAATAGGTCTGTCCATTTTTCTTCAACTTCAAATGCGATTGTTCCGGCGTCGATGAATATCATTAATACTGTACATACAACTAGAAATATAAGGACCAAAGGTCTTACATTTTTACTTAACCAAGAATCACTATTCATATCTGCTTTCCATCGATCAGTGATGTTAGCTTCCATTTTAGTTTCGTAATCTGATACTAATTGTTTAATTTTTTGTTCAGCTGCTAATTTTTCTTCTTTAGACGTATGTAGGTTATCAATTACTCCTCCTACTCCTTTTACTAAGTCTGCTGCTCCACCTGAAAATAGGTTTGTTAATATGCTCATAACTGTTTACTCCTTTATTTAGTATTCAAAGGGTGGTGTACCATAGTCTTTTTGTTGTATACCATACCAAGTTCTTCCAACTTGATAGTACCACCAACCATATTTATTATCTTCAATAATTTTAAACTTTCCAGCTGGAAGTGGAGATGGTTTTTTACTTGCTCTTGCAATATATTTTAATACAGGAACACCATCATCCCAAACCTTATCTGTTTTTCTTGCTTGTACTGTTTTTCGTTTTTCACTATTATATGCTGTGTGAAGTTTTCCTCCTGGTATGTCATCAATAAAACTTTTCCAAACATCTTCTGTTAATATGCCTTCTTTAACAATATACGCATAGTTCCAGTCTTTTGTTGGATATTTTTTAAAGTCGTTTATATCTTCAATTTTAAAATTACCTTTACCGCTTTTACTAACTGCAGCAATGTTTTCTCCTTTCTTAAAGTCTCCAACGGCTCTTCTAGCATTCATTCTATAGCCAAGACCATGTGGTTTTATTTTTTTAGCTTCAAGTACGCTTTCATCTAAGTCTATAGGTTCAACCTTTATAGCCTGATTAAATTCTAGTTCAGCCTTCTGAACTATTTTATGCATTTTAATAATGTCTTGTTTAAGTTTTTCTTTCTTTTTTGGATTTTTTTCAGCAACAAAAGCTTTTCTTAATTTTTGCTGTTCAAGTTGAACTTTTTGTAAAGCTTCAATTGCCTTTTTAAATTTACTAGTCATTGAAACTTCCAACATATTTAATACTTCTTCACTAATTATTTCGTGTAGTCTTTCTTTTTTCATTTTTAATCCCAAAATATCATTTTAGTAATTATACCAATAAGTGCTATCCAAATAGACCATAGAGTTTTTTGTGCATTTCGTCTAAAGGCAGTGTTTTGGTTAACCTTAGTAACGGCTCCATCATATGGATTAAGAAGTTTTTTCTTAATCATAGAAAGATCTTCTCTCATTCTTTCTTGGTTTTCTTTAACGTATTCTAACTCTTTTTTTACAAGCTTTAAATCACTATGTAAATGCTCGTTTGTTAATCTTGCCATATTTTTCTTTTCCTATTATTGAACCTATATCATATAAATATAAGCTCAGTTAAATAGTATCACATATCTTCTAAGTGTTTTTGCCAATCTAGTAATTCTTTCTTAAATTTAGCCTTTAATTCTGACTTATTTAGTCCTCCTTCCCAATCTTCAACTTCTCCAATTTCAGTTACAAATGTATTATTACTTTCTATCCACTCATTAAACTGTTCTACAATATCAGATATTTCTAATTGTTTAGATAGCTTAAATAACTCTTTTCGTTTTTTCTCATAATTTCCTGAATTTCTGAGTTTGGTTTCTTCCACAGATACACAACTTAGGCATTTTTTGTTTATTTTCCAATGGTGCTTATCAAATTGTCCTTTCATAATTTTACCACAATTAGGACATGATAGTGGCATATTAACAATGTCCCTAACACTTTGCATTTTAGAAATATTTTGTTTTATTCCATTTTTTATTGTCCAAATTTTATTTCCTTCTTCCCAAACATCTCCTTCAGATTTCACATCATCAGTAGTATATCCTACCTGTGTGCTTGTGGATTTTGTATAGTCGCCTTTAACTATATTTCTCATTCTTTGAACTTTGCTTTCGCTTATACCTTTTTTCATAACCTTTTTCTCATTTAGAACGTCATCATACCAGTAATTTGGTTTACTGGTGCAAATGCTCCTGTTAATTTATAAGTGTTTCCTTTATATATAAATACTAGGCCTTCACTTGGAATTATAGTTTTAAAACCTCCAATTGAAGCTATCTTTTTTAATTGTTGAGTCATTCTGTTTAGCTTTTTAAGGTCTCCACCTTTTCTAACATCACCTATTGCTTTTGCAACCTGCTTTCTTACATTTTGAATTGCCTTATCTGGGTTTGCAGCTAAAAAACCTTCTACATTTTTAAGTACTTCAGCTCCTAGTTCAAAAAATAAAGTCTCAAAGGGTTGCATATTTTTCTTTACTTGGTCTGCATGTTTTTGTTTGTCAAATTCTTTTGCCTTTTTCAGTGTTTCTTCATTTGGCAACGTTTTTTTATCAAGTCTAAATGATTTATCAAAGAATGCCCAACGCTTAACTAATCCCATTTTAGTTTTATTATCTATTTCCTTTATATTTTTATCAACATAATCTTCCCACCATGCTTGATGATATTCTGCAAACGTTGATGAGTCTTTCATATTAAACTTTTTCATAAGTTTATTTAGCTTTGCTGTAAAATATGGCTTTTTGATTGAGTAATCTTGGTGTGGGTTCATTTTTAATACTTTAGGACCTATTATTGAGAAATTTTTCTGAACAGTTTGGTTTGTTTGTGCAATCATTCCAGCTAAAATTCTAGCTCCATCAGAAACTGATCCTATAGCCTTTCCATCTTTATACTGTAAAACATTATGAAACTGTAAGTACGGTGCGTCATATGTAATTACATTTGCAGAAGCTGGAAACATAATTTCCATATTTACCCAGTTGTTACCATCATCAAATATCTTTTTTTGTTGTTTAGGATTAAGACTTCCTATTGCTTTTCCTAAATCTTTCATTGCAAAGGTAAAGGCCTTTTCTATATTACCTCTACCTTTAAATTTTGCTGCTACTGCTTTATAGTCCATTCCACCTCGCTTAAGGTCTCCAGTATTTCTAGCGGCTAGCATTTTGCCATTCCAACTAATAAATAAATTTTGGCCGTCAGTTTTTTCTGTGGCTGCTTTTTCTAGGTCTAAATTTCCTTGTAAAGATAGGTTTATAATTTTTTTGAAGTCTCCAAATGTTAGTCCTTTATCATCAAATGGATGTGACATATGGCCATAAGCTCCGCCTTCGGTTAGTAATATTTCATCAACT